GCTGCTGTGGTCGGCGCTGCTGTGGTCGGCGCTGCTGTGGTCGGCGCTGCTGTGGTCGGCGCTGCTGTGGTCGGCGCTGCTGTGGTCGGCGCTGCTGTGGTCGGCGCTGCTGTAGCGGCTGAAGTAAATTTCTGCACAACTCCCGGGCCAGCAGTGGCCCATGATGGAGCAGTTACGTTTTTTGGGAAACCTTCAGGGCTCTCAAGACCTGCGGGCACTGCAGGGGCGGAGGGGCCTATCCCGGTTGCCCATGACGGCGCTACCGGTGGCGCAGGAAAAGAAGGCTCCGGAGACACCAAGGCTTGTATGGCCCGATTTTTACTTTCCATTTCATAAAACGGAGATTCTGGCTGGAAAACAGGGGGTTTATTTATGTTCTGGTTTATGAACTCCTGCATTCCAACAGGAAAAGAAACTCCCATTGGCGTTTCTTTTTCCTGCGGTAGCGCATTAACTTCTCCACCTTCTGCAAAAGCGGTCAGTGCTTCTTTCAAGTTAGGGGAGAGAGTTCCAGTCAGGCGCGCATATTTCTGAGAAGCGGACTCCTTTCCTTGGAAAGCCGTAATTGGACGCAGATTTGGATAAGACGGTTTTACAGAATTTGACCTCCAGTCCATAACATCCAAGGCCTCACCCGTGGGAGTTCGATCCTGATAGGCCGGAATATATTCAGAATTGTTTGGCGGCAACTTAGCCGGAGCCTTTGGAACCAGTGACCCTCCCCTGGGGTTTGGACGTGGAGCGGCGGCTGGAGAGGGAGCCGGAGCTGGGCTGGGCGCAGGGGCGGGCGCTACAGTTGGGTATTTAGGGGGGAGCGCTGCTTCTAAACGTGCGTATTTCTGAGACGCAGACTCTCGGTTCTGAAAATCTTTTACTGGGCGTAAATCCGGATAATCTGCTTCTATTGCATTGGATCTCCAGCCTAAAACATTTTTTACCCCAAGCTGTTTATTTGGAGAACGATCTGCATAGTCTGGAATGTCCACCGGAGGTCTGGTTGGACTAGGGGAAGGGGCCGGATACGGCCTGTCCCATGGGGGAATCCACGGCAACGTAACCTTAGGTTCAGGCTTTCCTCCTGGGAGCCACGGCTCAAACGTAAACTTAGGTTCAGACTGTTCTTTGGAAGGGGCCGAAGGCAATGAACCAATGCCCATTTCTCTCAACATTCTTTGAAACTTATCATACGTCATGGACATCTAGAGGCCCTCGTGTTAGTGCCTTGATTTTACGGGCTAGTAATACTCTGGAACAAGATCGGCCCCCTCCTCGGCATCGTCCTTCAAATCTGTTCCCAATACAATGAAATTCCCCGCACGAAACCGCATCAGCGCCTGTGTAGTGCTGTCCACCATGTCGTCGTTATCCCCGTTCGGAAACGCCGCGCATTCCTCCACCAACTCTTCCGCCCAGTCTGTCGCCGGAGCCCATACCATCCCCGACTCAAATATCGGCGCAACAGAGTTCGCTCTCGACACCTTGTCCTGACCCGCCCGCCGCCCTCCCGGCGAGTACATCGTCACGGGAATCCCCATCCGGCGCAGTTCCTGCTGCAGCGTGATCCCCGTCGCTTTGGCCTCTATCAAGATATTATCCGGACGCCAGTAATCGTGCTCTTCCTTGGCAATCCGTTTCAGTTCCGGGAAATCCCACCGCCCTCGCCGGACCGCCAACAGGATAATATTCGGCCCGGAATCCTCCCCAGGGTAAAACACTCCCCACGTCGTGATAACAGAGAAATCCGCCGTCTCCTTCTTCGAGTACGCGGTGTCATACGACTGGATCACATAATCCACCGTCGGCGGATCGTCGTACTCCCACACCCGCCACCACTCCCGCTTCAGGATGGCCCCTTCGTCATTCGTCGGCTGTTGCTGGTACATCGCGTTCCACTTCTGCGCGGACAGCGACGCTTTAACCCCCAACAACTCATCCAGCTGCCAGAATTCCGGCCACAGCGCCTTGCCAGAAGGCAGGATTGCCGGAAACTCAATCACCTCCCACTGGTCCGCCCGATGGCTGGTCTGCGCCTTCAGCAACCTGGCCGTCAGATCCTTGGTCCCCCATCGGGTCATCACGACCACCACAGCGCCACCCGGTTGCAGTCGTGACCGGGGACCAGAGGTATACCAGTCCCACGCATTCTCCAAGGCAAGGTCAGACGAGGCGTCCTGCTCACTGTGGGGATCGTCAATGATCAACAGATCCGCACCGCGACCGGTCATCGCGCCGCCTACGCCAACAGCAAAGTATTCCCCGCCATGGCTCGTGTCCCACCGGCCTGCCGCCTTGCTGTCTGCTCGCAGTGCAACATCCTTGAACACCTCCTTGTACCGATCAGAATCCATTAGGTTTCTGACCTTTCTGCCAAAGCGGACCGCTAACTCTCCAGTGTGGGTGGCTTGGATGACCTTTTTCCGCGGATCACGGCCCATGAGGAACGCTGGCAGGAGGTATGACGCGAACTCCGACTTTGTATGCCTGGGCGGCATGTTGATAATCAGCCGCTTCAGTTTCCCAGAGGCAATCTTGTCAAAGGCTTCCGCCATCTTCTTGTGATGCGCGCCGATGATGGCGTCGGGCCACATGTACTTGGCAAAGGACAGGAACTTCTTGGTGGCATCTTCCTGGGCCTGGAGTTGGAGCATGCGGAGTTCCAGGCGGGCTTTCTGCAAGAGTATTTCTTCACGGTTCAAGGACCACGCTCCGGGGCAAGCCAAAAGTGTTTCGCAAAATATAGATACCCCCCGGCATGTCAATTTTCAAAACAAAGGGGGCCTGTTCCACGTGGAACATGTCAATTTCGTTTTGGGACAGGAATATTTGTGTGAAATCGAGCTAAAGCTGACGTCTTCCAAAGCCAGTGGGACGTGGCCCCCGGCGCGCGGACCGCGGCCCGTGGCCCGCGGACCATGGCCGACTCCCCCCACCCCCGGGGCGCGGTGCGCGGTGCGCGGGGCGCGGTGCATACCCCCGGGGGTACGGACAAAATGTCCGCTTTTTGTCCCGCCGGCGAGCGGGCCACGGCTCACGGCTCACGGCTCACGGCCTCATCGCATGACGGGGCGCGGGGCAAGGATCAAGGGGCGAGGGGCGCGGGCCGGGTTTATTCCTGACCGATCGGTCAGGAATACATGGGGGCGCGGCGCGGCACGCTTGTGGGATTCGGAGGCGCGATACGCCAGAAAAGAGAAGGCCCGCTCATGGCGGGCCTTGCTGGGGGCGTGATGGGCTTTAAGTCTACCAGCTAGAGACCTTTCCCTCTGTCCACCATCTCGCTATCTTCACGGCCTCCTGTTTAGTGTCAGCACACCCTATATAGCCTTCACCCTCGGCATCGGTAAACAGTTCATACACTTCTGCCGAATCATCCCACGCGGCCCACACTTCTAGGCCTTTGGACTCGTCTGACAGTAACTTGAACATATAGTGATCCTCTTGCTGTATACGCGGCGGGATGCCGCAGGGCCGATATTGCGCGCACTCGACCCAAAAGAAAACCCCGCGAAATGCGGGGTTATTGTGGGTCCGATCACCCTGGCGATCATGCGGACATCCGCTGTCGCCAGCCCGGGCCATGGTCGACAATCGCGATTCCAAGGTTGCGTCGCCCGTCAGCGCCAGCACACGCGCGGCACTGCGCACACGTCGCAACCTTGTTAGCCTCCGCGCTCGCCGGGCAGACGCGCTCGGTCGGCATGAGGTAATCGTCACGGCGGACACGGAATGTTCGCCAGCCTGCGCGGTGCGCGGCTTCAGCCTCGGCCACGCTATCGGCGCTGGCCATGACCAGTCCGCGCCACGCGAGCGCGCGCGAGCCTTTCAAACCTGCCCAAGCGTGCGTGTAACCCGTGCGGCCGGCCGCGTCACGTGTGAAATTTCGCCACACTGCGAGCGGCGCGGCCAGCGGGTCACCGTAGGCGCCAAGCCTCACCATGCGGTTGCGCGCAAACTCGCGAGCTTGCGCTAGCGTCGCGCGCGGATACGCGCCGCGCCGGTAAGCGTTGAACACTGACAGCGGCGCGCGCCATGTGGACACGTAGCACGTGCGTTTCCCAGTGATAGGGTTGAACCGATGCGGGCACGCTCCGCAGATCGATGCATCGCGGCCATCGAGCGCGGCCACGTGCGGCGGCACGTCCGCGCGGATGATCCATGTCTGGATCATGTCACCAGTCTTTTTGTTTTTGCTGCCATTAGTGGCGATAACGACGATCGGCGCGCCGTCGAGCGCGCTGGGGCCTTCAAATAGAATGATGCCGGCCATGTTATGTCTCCCTGTATTGGGCCGCCACCGTGGCGGCCATGTGCGAACACTAGACCGTAAGTGTTCTAGCGTCAATTCCTGCGGATCTGGTAAACGTGCGCGCCGCAGGATGTAACTGTAAGCCCGTGCTGTACCATGAACTCGAAGGTCTTGCGTTCAAACTCGGGTACATCGTCCAGACTATCCCAACACGTGATGACGGGATCGTCGCGCGTGGACGAGGTGTCAGTGTTGTTTCGAACCCAGTCCCCAAGGTAGTGATGCAGATATTCCAAAGTTATTCTCCCTATATGCGGCCGCCACCACGGCGGCCATGGGGAGATCATGCCTGATTTTTTTTTGCGATACAAGTGTTGCATTCAATGTCGGACCATGGCAGGATTTTAATCGTCGGCGGCGTGCCGGCATATACAGGTGGAGTGCACAATGGCCCGAAAAATCCGATCCGAAGACCCGATCACGTACAACGCCGATCCTGTCGGCGTTGACGTTGAAGCGCGGCTGAGGCTGCGAATTGAAGACGAGAAGATCGCCGAGGCGCTGCAGATTCTGCGCGGCAGGGTGAAGCGCCGCATGGTGTGCAGTCCGCAGGACTTGCGAAACCTACTGGTAGTGGAACTGTCCGGGGAGCGCACGGAGCGCTTCGGTGCGGTGCTTCTGAACTCACAGCATGCGGTGATCGATATTGTCACAATCGCCACCGGGACCATCGACTCGGCCACGGTGCCGCCGCGTGAACTGGTGCGCGCGGCCCTGCTGGCCGACGCTGCGGCGGTGGTAATTTTTCACAATCATCCGAGCGGTAATCCGGAGCCGAGCGGCGCGGACCGGGCGTTGACCAATACGCTGTGCGACGCGCTGCGGCTGGTGGGGATCAGGCTGCTGGACCACATTATCGCGGCGGGCGGCGAGTATGCATCTTTCGCGGAGCGCGGGTATATTTAACCACTAAGCCCCGGGGCGTCCCGGGGTTTCAATACTGGGAGATCAAATGATGAATTATTCGGAATGGATTGAGGCTTTCAAGCCTGTCAAAAACCACCTTGACGACAATGCTGGCTTCGAAGGTTGCGCGTTCGAGACATTCGGAGATGAGTTATCACATGTGCGCGAGATCCTCGAGGTCGACCCTGACAGGGTCTGGACCCTGCTGGACTGCGACGGGAGTCTATACGTGTCGGCTGGATATTCTCACGTTAATCGGCTGGGGTATTTCATCACCGAACTACCCGCGACCGATTCTGACTTATGCGTGCTAGTGGACGGGCGGGCGTTCTTCACGCTGCCCGCGCACTGGGCAAGCGCGCTGATCTACGGGGACGAGTCCGGTCTGACTGATGAGGAATCGACGGAGATCGCGGGCTGGCTGGAATCTCACCCGGAGCTAGGGGAGTGCGTTAGCTGCGACGATTACCCGCAATTCTGCATGGAGCACGACGCGGGCGGGCCCGCCTGCGACTGTCTGGTCTTCGAGTTCGCACTCGAGGCGGAGGCATGAGGAGGCACTCCCCGCCCCCTCGAGCAGTGTCGAACAGCCTGTTAGCGAGGGCCTCCAGGGTCTTGTTGAGGGCCTTGGCGGTCTGCTGCTTCGGACTGTGGCGCGCGCTGCTGTGAGCAGGTTTCTCACCCGCCGAACAGGGCCGGCCCTGTCACCGTTATGGTTGATCGGGCGGGTTGTCTTTTTTCTGTTGATGGCGACCATGCGGAGGGATGGCCACTGAAAAGGAAAGCCCGCGCCGGGATCGGCGCGGGCGATTGATCAGGCTGCTTCGACTTCGTCCGCCGCTAGCCATTCCTCGTGACTCTTGTGAGTCGGGTTGAATTGTCCCTTTTTGACAGGGGCTGGCTTCTTTCCCGGGGCCAAGTACATCAACGCAACGCGTCTCGGCCTGTACCCGATCTCATGCCGAAGTGTCCCAAGTCCATCCACCCAGACCTTGTCATGATCCGACGACACCTCCCAGACCTCAACAACGCACGAGGGTAGCTCTTGTTTCATCCTCCGGTAGAGGGCCTTCAAGTCCTCGCCACGAAACCAAAAACCAAAACGGTCGCACGACCGGATCAAAAGCTCGGTGCTCATGAAATTCCTTTCTGCTTTCTAATAAAGAACGTCTGCTGGTCGGAGTTTCGACCAGCAAGCGTATCGTACCATACTCCACCGAAGATGTCAACACCCCTCGAGCAACGCATCCCGGAGCACGTGCCACGGCACGTGCTTCAGGGGCCATCGGCCCGCAGGCTCAACACGAAGCCCGTGGGCAGCGAGGTCCATGACCTGCGGCGCACGGTACAAGCTGAGCGCCGCAGGCCTTCCTGCGGACTCCAGCGACGCCACGATGATGCTGGCCGAGCAGTTCATCTCAGCCGCACGCGCATGCCACGAGATCTGGTGCGGGCTCAGGTTGACCTTCAGCCCGGAACGGACCAGCTTGACCTCCAGGGTGGTGATGATGCCCTCGCGCCAGCAAATAAGAATGTCAGGGGTTCCCAGCGATGCTCGGCTCTCCAGCCTCGTCATGTGACAGTCCTGCAGATTCTCCCGCAGCCGCTGGTAGATCATCGATTCTTTCATTCAAAACCTCCTCCTCGTCAAACTCCGGCTCCGCCGCCATCTCGCGCTCGACAGACTGGTCGAGCACCACCGGGTCCACGTCAACGATGTCTTGCGACGCGCCAACGAAAAGCTTTTTGATTTCGGCCAGCTTCGCGGCCACCTCGTCACGTGACATGCTGTCGATTGTGCCGACCAAGATTTCCTTGCGGTCCACGTAAATCGTGCCCAAGGCCTGCCCTCGACGGTATTCGGCAGACACCGCTGCGCCAAAGGCTCCCGCCTGTAGGGCGGCGTCGCGGATTCTCTGCAGGTCCCTCATGTGCCGCTCGAAAGTAGTGCCGTAGCGTTCAGCCAACTCCTTCCGGTAGTCCTGAATTGCCGCGACAACGTGAGGGTATTTGTTGGGGTTAGTGAGGTCATGGGCAGTCTGTCTGGCGGAGGTCTCCGAGTACCCCGCGCGGATGGCAGCCTCAGTCATCGAGATAGTGCCGTCGCTGCTCACGAACTCATATACGAACTTCTGCTCCCGGGCTGTCAACGCCCGGAGGCGATCCCGGGAGACAGGCTTCGCCAGCCGGGTCTCCAGAGTGCTGGTGCCGCGCCCCCTCGAGGGCAGGGCCAAGGCCTTCACAGCAGGCGCTTTCCTTTTTGTCACCACGTCGAACCTCCCGCGCTATCCATATATATGCTTACCGAAAAAAAAAAAAAAAAAAAAAAAAAAACGAGTCGCGCGCGAACCCCATATATATTTTCGAGCCTAACGGCCAAGATCAGCCTGTAATGGCCGCGTAATGCCCTAAACCCTTGAAATAATTGAGATCTTGCGCCCTTACACGGTTTACGCCCATTTTCAAAAAAAAATTATTTTTTTTTCATTTTTTCTGGAAAATCTCTTATAAGATGCTAAACCCGCGTAAACACGCAACTCTGTGGCCCTCGGTCCATGGTCCATGGTCCTTGCCACCCCCTCCTTGCCCCCTGATCCCGCCCCTCCCATGCCCATGCCCCCGGCCCACTCACTCCTCCCCCACCCCCGTCAACTCCACCCTTGCCACCGCATCCACCCACTGAACCAAATGCTCCCCCTCGTCTTCCCTCTGCAACACCTTTGCCACGGCATCATGTTCAGACTCCGCTCGAACGCGCAGCCGTATCTGTTTGGACAGAATCACAATGCAGGTCTTCATGCCCTCCACCTCCTGTCAGTGTGCGGTTCCAGAGTCGTCGCCTGAGAGGTCTACTTCCAGCATCTCGCACGGCCACATGATGATCGGCGTCGTGCGACCCATATAGGCGTCCTCGATGTTGAACGCGATGTAATCCTTGGCGTCGTAGTAGGACATCTTGTCCCTTTCCATGAGCACGTTGATGATGATTGCGGCGTCGTAAATCAGCCTCGTCACCCGCGATCCATTGTCCCAGGTTGTGCATTCTCCAATCAGTGCTTCGTGCATCCCGTCGATGACCAGCACCGCCTCGTTATCAACCTCTGTCAGCTTTTTGAACATCTCCACAGCCTCCCCGCCTTGTTAATGAAAAACCGTTGATCGTGATACGTGGTCCACGGCCCGTGGCCCTCGACAAAATCAGGACTCCTCTTCGACATACAGAAGAGGTCCCCGGACGCGGCGCACATGTACACCGCTGCCCCTGTCTGTCTGCCGCCGTCGTGGCCGTAACGCACGAGGCCCGCGACACCCTCGTCGTCGACCGCTGTCGGGTCGATTCCGAGGGTGCTGCAGATGGCCATGAAAGTCGTCATTGCGCCTTCAGTGCGGCGTTAATCGACGGAGCCTTCTTGTTCCACAACGTCACGGCGTTGCGGGTGTTGATCTTGCCGAGAGCCTTGGCCCAGTCCGGGCGAATGAAGTATCGCATCCGATGGTCGTAAACCTCCCCGGCTTCGTCGACCACATAAGATCGGACTGAGCTTTTGGCGATGGTTTCCTCGTTGGTGCCGGGGTTACATGCCGGGGGCAGGCAGCGCCAGCTTGTCCACGGGTCCGTGGCGGCGTCGTCGACGATCTTCCAGCGCTTGCGAAGGAGGTTCGCGTGCAGCGTCGCGCTTTCCATCGCCTCGGCATCAGCCTCCTTGGCGCTGGGGAAGCGGTGCTTCCAATCCTTGGCCATAGCCACGCACTTCTCCATCGCCGCGCGGGTGGGGTTCTTGGCGGGAGTGCAAAAGGTCACCGAGGCCAGCAGGGGCTGGTAGTACTGTTTGAAAAGAATCTGCACGTCACGGTCTGACTGTGCGTCAGCGGTCATGCAAAAGCAGAGAAGCAGGGTTGCAGTGAGTCTCATAGGGTATCTCCAGTTTCGGGTTCTACAGGGTTGTCGGGGGGTTCCAGCTGGGGAGGGACTTCACTCTCGTCCTTCCAAAACGGGAACAGCTTCTGGGCGGCGTATTTCTCCATCCATTTCATAAATTTGATCGTGCCGATGTAGTTATGGCCGCGGTCAATGCGGTATGAGATGTTGGCGTTGTGTCGCAGGTGGAAGTGAATGATCCACGACAGAACCTCCACGGAAAGCTTCTCCCCGCACTCGACAACGTCGAGGTAGGGTTCCTTGATTTCCTCAGAGTACTTCCACGTGAAGATGACGTTGGCCTCGCTGGGCTTCATCCACTCCGGGATGGCCGCTTCGGTTCGCCACGCGCACACATATTTCTTGCACGGGTCCTCGGGCCGCGTATCGTAAATCCCGCACCCACCTGGCTTCATGAAATGGCACTTCCGCCCGGGATACATGGGATAACTTTGGATGGTGGAGTACAGCCAGCCTTCACAGCAGCGTGTACATCCACCACATTCTCGGATGGTGGGCATCATGGTTTATCTCCCCCAAAGGTTACGATCATGCTCGGAATCGGTCAAACAGATCCTGGGTTAATCACTCATCTTCCCTCCACAGTTTCCTCACCTGCTCCCAAGACTTACGGTCACAGTCATGCCCGAGTGGATGATAAGAATCTCCCCGGGCACGGAACTCATCATCACGACGAAACTCCTCTTCAATAAAACGCTGGAGGATTTTCTTGGTGTTTTCGCCAAGTTCATTCCACGAGCCAATCAAAAGATTGCAGAAGTCGGACACAGCATAGGTCGTGCGGCCCAAGTGGTAATGTGTCGCTCCAACCCATAGCGTGAGTTCATTCTGTGGTGACAGTTTGTTCATTTCCCAATCCCCTTTCGCGTATAGCTTCTGCTATTAACTGTCCATCCAACGTAGGACAGATTTCTTGACATAATCTCGCGCACGCCTCGCGCTCCGCTCGCACCGCCTCTTCCAGCAGCCCACAAAACTGTGTGGTACGTTGGCCCTTGGCGCACTGACGCCAGCCTTCTTCTTTGTTCATCTTCCTTCCACTACCCTCAATAAAAATTTGATTCTGCTAACACAGTTCCATCGGTCCGAGATATATTCAAGGTGTGCCCTCACATCACCATCTGGATATGCAGGTGGAAGAGCATCAACTTCTTCTGGATCAGTGGCACGAAACCATTCCAATCTTTTCTCAAGATGCTTTTTGCACTTCGCAAAATGATGCAGGCCTCCATGACGCCGGAATCTCTTAAAGGCTAAGTTAATGCTGCGGCTAATTTCCTCAGGTCTCATCCTGTTTCCTCAGGCTCGGCATCAACTCATGCAGCACTTTCGCGCACTCTAGCGCTACCTGCCGGTGTTCTTTCTGAGTGGAAGGATCGGTGCGAACCTCAATGTAATGAATCCACGACCGCACACTTCCATTCATATACAAAACACTTTCCATCATCCCCTCGGGCAGCAAGGCCCGCGCGACCTCGCGTGCAATACCGTTCTCGCGAGCCCATTTGTAACCGTCAATCGCAGCGCGAAGCACCTCCCGTTGGTACGCATCCCAGCGTTGCTGCAACTCCGGGCCGACGCCCTCGATGCTGTTCTGTCGGTTCTTTGGATCATGCATTCGCGCTTCGCGGTACACGTACCCGAGTTCAGTTGGGTCGGCATATCGCTGCGAGAACTCTTGGAAAGCAAAGCTCCGGTGCCGCAGCATCTGTCGGGCGATGTCCCGAGTGGTTTTGATTTCCATGCAAACATTCACCATTTCAAACGGAGACCAGTGTTTGTGGTCAATCAGATACCGCAGCAGCTTCCCAGAAGTCTCGTGATTCCATTGGTTCTCTGAATTACTTACCCGTGCACAAAACGTCACAAGCTGCTCCGGGGTCATCACAGACACCGCGTCCTGGACTGAGATTAGCCTTACGTGCATGTTATTTATCCCCCTCACGTAAGGCGGCATAGGCGCGCTTTACCACCGGAGCCATCATGTTCCCCTGCTTCATTTCAAATTCGATGTGCTCAGCGGTCCAGAATTCTTCCGGATGATGCTCGTCCAGCAACTCTTTCAAAGATTCCCTGAGCAACTTGTTCTGGGCCATCAGGTCAATGTGATCCTCCAACTTGTAAGACAGCAAACGCGAGACTTCATCACTTAAATACTTTACCTCCGACATCAACTCCATGTGATTTTGCAGCAAACAATCCGCAATCTTCTCAATCATGTCGCTCA